GCTGCTTTAGACCCTTTAGGTGCTTTACCTGTTACAGGTCTTTTAAGATTAGCACCTGTAGTTCTTTTAAAAAACTTTCTACCAGCTTCGTTTAATCCACCAGTTTTACTCTGATACTTTTTAGCTACCATTTTACTTCCTAGTTAAAGAACCACCAAAATATAGCCCTATAATTGAAAATATTGTGTGTGATTGTAGGTTAGTTATAAAGATTGCGTTTCCTTCTCTCCATGTTGAAGTTTCATAGCTTGATCCAAATATCCACCAACCTGAGTCTTGTTCAGTTATGATCTGGTAAACTACATTTACATCAGTAATAATTGGGGCAACTATAGGTACGACTATAATAGAAAATACACACATTAATGCAATCCATCTCCTGGTGTGCATAGTATGTGGGTCTTTAACATCACGAGCCTTGTCAGTCTGTTTAGCTGCAAACCCTGCTCGTTGCATTAACATCTTCTGTTTCTCAGCTTCTGCTTGTCCTCGTTGGGATAAAATGCTCATAGCACCACCAAGTAGTGTACTACCTAACATCGAGATTAGTTCCATCGGTATCACTACTGATTCCCCTGTTGTGTTTCTCTGTAAAGATTTAACGCCCTATCATCCATTTGTTTTTTTGTTCCAAAATTTCTATCATAAGAGCCTTCTGCATCAATAACATTAGTTCCAACTGCTGGTTTAATTGCTCTAGGATCTTTAAAGCTTTTCAAAACTCTGCCTACAAAATTTTGTGCAGATACTGCATTTTTGCCTTCAGCGCTATTCATCATTTGTTCAAAGAATTTTTTTGTTCCAGACCAAACTCCTTTTGAGTCTTTTCTTACTGAAGCAAAATAGCTTTGCCCAACTTTAGTTCTCATATACCTGTTAAACATATTTAGTATTCCCATTGTCATTACTGCCGCAGGTATACCAAACAATGCCGCACCACCAGCTACACCAACCGCACCAGATTTACCTGCTATAGGCATTAAAGCACCCAACGAAGCTCCACTAGAACTTGCCAAAGCTGTTCTTCTCATTAAAAATTTAGAAGTATCTATTGCTGGTTGAAATCCCTTTATGCTTTCACCAAACTTAACAAGTCTTTCATAACTTAAACCCTGCATTGTATCTAAATTTTTAGATCCAACTGATTTTAAGGACTGTGTATCTTTTATTATTTGTTTAATTTTTTCTTTATCTACTAATTTAGCTCCAGGACCATGCCCAATTGCTTTTAAAAATTCTTTTGTATCAAATGTTCCGTATACTCTTAAATTGTTTATTAATGTTTTATCAAAAATATTTTCTAATTCTCCATACATTAAATTAGTAAATTCTTTTTTACCTTTATCTATCTCAGCAGCATTCATGTTTTTGTTTACTAATATGTTTTTTAGTTTTTGAACACCTGACTTATCTTTTAAATAATAATCCATTACTTGTTCAGAAGTTGGTGGGTTTTTTGCTGTTCCTCTTCCAGAAAATGTAGGTATTTTTTTAACACTTTCTCCTGTTGCTTTTAAATAATTTTCTAAAAGATTATCGTAAACTTCTTTGTTGTACTGACTACCTTCTATACCTTTAGCTAAACCTGCTATATTTTCGTTACTAGCCATTAATTGTTCATTTTTAGCAAAAACCTCATTAGCTTTTGAATATTTTTCAACAACAGTTGGGTTAGCTTTTGCCATGCTTTTGGTAAGAGAAGCATCAATTGCATTAAAACCACCTTTTACTGCTTTGTCATAATTTTGTAATTGCACAATGTTTTTAGAATACAAACCCTCTCTAGCTGTCCAATTTTTTAAATTTGCTCTTAACTCATAAACTTCTTTTCCAGAAAGTTGTTCTGGTACAGCTTTTGTGGTTGCTGGTAATACTCTAGTTCCAGTATATTTAAAAGGAACTGCTTTTCTTTGCACAAACTGTCTTAAAAATCCAGGAAGTTCAACAGCAACGCCTGTGGTTTTCCCCTCAGTTCCAAGTAAAGTTTGGTTTAATTTTTGTATTTCCGCAGTAACTCCAGGTGTTAATCCACCATCTACTGTATTTAAAGAAAACCTAGCATCTGTAGCAACTACTCCTTTTGCAGCATTACCTATTAACAGATCATCTCCTTCATTATATAAGCCTTTATAAGTTTTTTTGTTTTTTGCTGATAAATTATGTAAATTACGAATCATATGCATTGGCATTAATTCTCTTTCAGTTCCTTTTCCTAAGACTTTTTTCTCATATTCTCCAAGCATGTTTTTTTCAAAAGAACCTGATCTTATAATAGGTTCTCTATTAGCAACTCTTCCAGCGTTTGGCAAAGTATCATCTAATTTAGATGAAAGGCTAGTTACTAAATCATCTACTTGATTCTTATAAGCTTCTTTACCACCAATATTTGCTCCTGGAACTACACTTGTTGCATCTGCAAATCCTGTTTTAAGCGGACCAAGACTTCCAGCGTTTAAGGATTGTTGATATCTTGTTGCGGTTAAACCTTCTTCTGCTAAATTTCTTTCATTCATTTCTTTAATTTGTTTAGATGACTGTCTTCCTTTTTCTCCTTGTCTATATAAATCGGTGTCGCCAAATCTTTTTATATATAAATCTTTTTTTTCTTTTGATTGTTTACCTAAACGCCCAAGAATATTGGGTACAGCTTTGCTCAGTGTTGGTTTTACGTATTCAAACCCCATTTTTCCTATTTTAAGAGTTTTATCAATTCCGTAAGACACGCCAGTATCAATACCCATTGTTTTTAAAGCATCTTCTGCTATTTCATCGTATGGTTTTACTACTTGATCATCATCTGCAAAAATTCTATTTATACTATCGTACATAGCTTGTCCTATACCAGAACCTGCTCCAAAACCTACTGCGGCATATGCTTGAGGTTTTCCTCTAAGAGCGCCATATCCACCAGCTAAAATATAACCAGGAATACCTACTCCTAACTCAAAAGCTGTTTCTGCCCATTCAGGCAATGCTCCAGGATACTCCCCTTCTTCTATTACACCTGCATCTAGGCCATGTTGTCTAATTGTTTGGTAATACTCTTTTTTAGTTAATCTTCCTTCTTGAACACCAAGAATACCCATTTGTTTTTTTTTGTTAAACAATCTTTCAGCGTTTGCTCTTGCTGCAATTAAGTCTGTGTTTGTGTAATCTGTCATTAATATATCTTCCTTTGAAAATCATCTATATCAAACTTTTTTGGTTTTTCTTTATATTCATTTGCTTCAGGAGTAAAATCTGTTTGAACTCCAGATTTGTTTATTCCTGTGGTTTTATTCATTTGAAGAATAATGTTATCTAATCTTTCTTTATAATATTTTTGATTTGCATTAGCTTTTTGAATTTTAATTATTTTATCGCTTTTCCCTTCTTTTATAGCTACCTTGAGAAGAGATTCATTTCTTGCTATTTTTCCTACAAATTTATCTCTTATTGTTTCATACATTCTTTGAGCATTTACATCTGTTTCAAAATAGTCATCTATTTGAGGAATTTCATCTTTAGAAAGTTGTAAGTAGTAAACAGATGGTCTACCAGATACTTCTTCTGCTGCTCCTCTAAGTAATTCTACATTAAGACCACGCAAAGAAGTTTTTCCTTTATTAGTTTGTGGGGCAATATCAAAATCACCTGGAAGCGATCTTACAACTCCTCCAAAAAGATTTCCTATCTGATTAAATACACCAAAAGCTTGAGAAGCATATTCATCATTTGCTTTTTCCTGATTAGTGTAAGGTCTTTTAACTTCCTCATCAGTAAGAATTTCAGGGTTTAATTCCTTATAAAGTTTTTGATATTGAAGCTGTTTCATCTGTGCATCTAAATCATTGTCTAATTGACCAGCTTCTATTGCTTCTAAGTATTTTGTAGCTGGGGCTTCTCCAGGCGCTCTGTTTTCGTTAAGCTTTAAAGCCATTTTAATTAATCTCAAATTTTTACTAGCTTCATTTCCACCAGGAACAAAAGTGTCTAATAAAGAATTGCCTACTGTACTAGAAACATCTTCAATAGTATCAAGAAGAGAATTTGATTTTTTTTCTTTGTCTGCCATTTTAAACTCCTAATATTCCAAAAGTTCTTTTACGATTATCACTGCTTTCAACAGTAGGCATACCTGATACTGACTGAGCCAAAGCTTTACCTCCAGATCCAGCAGATGCTGTAGGGAAAGAAACTGGTTGAGTTGTTTGTGTTTTAGATTGTTCACTTAACATTGACAGTAACTCGTTAGTTCTTGCTTCTCTTTCTTCTCTTTCTTTTTTTTCTTCCTCAGTTTCTTCTGTAGATGTATCACTATTTATTGGAACATTACCATCAAGCATCCCTTCTCCAAAACTTCCTCCTCCTGGACTGACTACAGGTTCATTAGGTGCAAATATTCCTTGATTTAATGCAGGTTTCATACCTATTTTAGACATTTCAGGAGTAATTTGTTGTAAAGCTCCAGAAGGACCATTCATATATTGACCTGTTGTAGGCGCTCCGCTTACCCAACTAGGTACAGATACACCACTTGCTAATTGACTAGGTACAACTCCATTTACTTGGTTCATCATTTGTTGTCTTACAGAATCTCTTATTTTGGGAGCAAGACTTGCCGCTCCATCTTCTAAAAGTCCTTGCCCTAACTTAAAAGGATTTAAGCTTTCTGGTAACAAGTTCATTGGGTTTAAACTATCAGGAAGCATATCCATTAAGCTACTCCATGAAAAATCAAACATATATCTCTCCTATCATAAATTTATTTTTAAGCACCTGTTGCTTTGTATTTTTTTATCCTAAATAATATCCTAAAGCTGCGCCACCTGCCGCTCCTGGTCCTCCAGGAAAGAGCATGTTACCTATAGCTGCCCCTGAAGCAGCACCAGCTATTTGTCCGCCACCTGTTTGTTGATCACTTGCAAATTGCGTTGCTGTTGTTGGTAGCCTACTTGTATTAACAAGATTGTTAAAGTTTACTAAATTATTGTAAGGAGCAGACTGTTGATACTCGTATCTAGCAATTTTTTCATTAATTAAATCTTGCTGTCTTTGTCTTTCTAAATCTCCAATTTGTGATTGTAAACTATCTCCGTAACCAAGACCTCCTTGAATTTGACTTAAATTAGTAAGATTAAGTCCTTGAGTTCTCATTTGGTCTGCGTATGCACCGCCATATAGCTTATTAAAAGCATCGGTTGCTGAGTTTCTAGCATCATTGAATGCAAGAGATTCCACTACACCTTGTCTAGCACCGCCTTTGTTTCCTGTTTTAAGGGATGCGCTGTTAATATTAAACAGATTTCTTTGCAACATATCATCTATTGGTTGGACTGCTGTGCCAAAACTTGCCTGTAGACCTGGATCATTAAAAACCTCATAAGGACTTCTTAACCCTCTTTTAAGAGCATCTCCTCCTATATTCATAATGTCTGTGCCTAGACCACTCGCATACCTTAAAGCATTTGCTTCTGCATTAATTGTATTATCTGTAGGTTGAGCAACAGTATTGTCAGGATAATATTGATCTGGTCCTTGTGCAAACTGATTTTCTGCTTCTCCGTAAAGCCTACTAATTGGTCCTTTCTCAATTGAGTTTAACTCTTGTATTGTGGTTTGAGTACCACCTCCGCTTCCACCACTCATAATATACCTCTTAATGATACGATGTTAATTTCTTTCCTAAGACTGTGTATATTTCTTTATATTCATAGTCTTCTAATTCTTTTTTGAATCCTCTTCTGCAAAACATTTCTATTGCTTCACATTTCATTTCTATTGCCCATTCCTCTATAGTTTTAAGAGTATGCTTCCATTTCTTAAATTCTACACCTCCTAGAGTAACTATTCTACAAACAGTTTTGTTTGGATAATCAATAACTTGTGTTGTTCCTGCTCCATATATCTTTTCATTATCATCAAATATAACCCAAAGTTGCATTTCTTGTTTTTCACAAAGTTCTTTAATGTCTTCTAGGCTCAACTCTTCTTGGCTTTTATCGTTTCCTAATTCTATATATTTTGAGCATTTATCCCATATTTTATATACATTGTCAGATTCTACTCCTGATATATGCATCATCCTAACTTCACCCAGTTACCACCAGAGTTCCTAAAGTAAACTCCTTCTCCATCTCCTGGATTAAAATTTGTACCATCTCCGTAGACTATGTCACCTTGTTTAATTCTAACTGGAGCTACGTTTTTAACTTCTATAAAAGTTGCAGCATTTTCTTCTAATGCTCCTTGTATTTTTAAAAACTCTTGTAATAGATACTGCGGTAAATCCTCTGGATTATCTGGTACAGGATTTGGTGTATATTTAGGTGCTTGTGCCATTAAATATCCTAATCAAATATTGATTTCTTTATGTTTGCAATAATGTCTAATAGACCGCCTTGTTTTTGAGGAGCGTTTGCAGCGGCTTGTTCTAAATTATAAACACTAGGTCTTCCTCTTATCTCAGAAGGCATCATTCGAGAAGCTGCTTCTAAAGCATAAACACTAGGTCTTCCGTAAATATCAGGTCTTCCTGTTACATTAGAAGGATATGGTTGTTGAGGAGGTACAGGAACAATAGGTTGACCCATAACTCTTCTCATGTCCATATTTGCTTCACCAGAAGCATTTAAAGTCATATTAGGTGTTATACCAGGTTGATCTAAACCAGCTTGTCTTCTAAAATATTCATCAATCTGTCTTGGGTCATCGTTTCCAGAATATCTTATTTGATTGCTAACACCTGGAGTTATTGGGTAACCATCAGGTAAAGCTCCTTGCGGATATCCTTCAGGTATATAAGAACCTCTTAAATTATTATTGTAATAAAATTCATTTCCATTATCGACTGTATTAATAGTTGACCTTCTTGCTACTTCTTCTCCTGTTTGTGGGTCTACTGCTACTCTCCCTGTTCTTGGGTCTATAAATGTACGATACGGAGAGTATTGAACATTATTATACATTTGATTTTGTTTTAGCAAAGGAGCAACATAATCCATTTTCTCTTGGTCAGTCATATCAACAAACCTAGTTGAAGGGTCAGTAAATCCTTCTACAGGAAGATCATCATAAATACTTTCATCTATAATGTTACCTAATTCATCTATTCCAAATTCTGCCATTATCGTTCTCCTAATACCTCATATTCTATATCATATCCGTTTAATTCAAAAGTTGTAGCCGTTGTGTTTTGAAACTTGATTGCTATGTATTTGCCTGTGGCTCTAGCATCTACTTTATTTTGTGTGTCTGGATTAATGCTTTGTTGTGTTTTATAAGTATATGTACCATCAGGACTCATTGAACTTCCAACAAATACTTCAGCAGTTCCTGTGCTAGAAAACTTTGGGGTAATCTTTCTTACTTGTTTAACTGTATTGGTATTGCCATCTAGGGTTAATCCTTTTCTCTCAAGAATCATAGTAAAATTATTACCTGCAAAATCAAATCCATTGTCTGCCCTATATAGCTTAGTATCTCCTGTACTAGACATTAAAATACTTGTTTCTGTTGGGTTAAACTCTCTTTGACCCCAGTTTTCAGTTGTGCTGTAGGCTATCCAACTTTGTGATTGCCCTGACCAAACTACTGATGATGTTCCTGGATTTACAATCCCTGTAGAAATATGTAGTATTTCTGGTAATTCTCTAAAACTGAATGAGTTTGTATTATAGTTCCAGATCAATGCTTTATTACAATAAGTTGACCCTACTGTTGGATAAGACACCCATATTTCATTCTTTTGTTTATTATGTGTTACAAAAGTATTTGCATAGTTGGTACTGTCAATTTCCTCAAAAAAAGTTCTTTTAACAATATTTGTTGCTATAGATTTTTTTTTAACTCCATTGTGGATAATAATATCGCCATTAGTCACTACAAAGTGATTGCCATTATATTCTGCTACACAGTTTCTTGACAAAACTCCTGAGTCATCAAATAGCTTTTGAAAGCTAAAAACTAAGTTTCCGCCAATAAAATTCATTAAATATGTAGTGTTTTCTTTGTAAATTATAAAAGATTGTTTTAAAGGAAACCCATCTATTATAAAATCTCCAGCATCTCCAAGAGTTACAGAACCAGCATCGTTGTTAGCTGCTGCTGTCCATGTGCTAGGTAAAGACAAATTTTCTGCTGAATTACCCCATCTAACCTTATTTGGTAAACTAGAAGATGATTCAGTTAAATTTAAAGCTATTAAAAAACTTTTATAAGGTCTTATTACTTTACACGTTGTACTTGCTGGCCAGTTAGTTAAGTCTGTAAATTTATTAGCTCCTGTGTTTGCTAAACATTGTGGGTCATCTACCCCATTGTTAAGTATAGGTAGACCATTAAAAATAGATCCTACCCAGTTTCCAACTCCTGTAAGATTAGTTGAGTAAGTTCCAGATGTTCTTGTAAACTCTGTATGATTAGAACCATCGTATCTATATATTTTAGCTGAACCAGCATAGAACCAATAACTATTAGCTCCTGTTGTCCAGTTTATAGCAAAATAAGGGGCTACAGTAGGTGTTCCAAATACCTGATCTTGACCTAAAACTTTTTTAGCCGCTCCATCTTCAAATCTAGCATTTTGTGTGTGTGAAAAATACTCATTAGGTAGTGCCGTATTATTCGTATCTTTGATCATTCCTTTTGAGCTTAATACTTGAAGGGTAGCCATTATGCAGTTCTTCTCCACATATGAACAACAATGTATGGTTGCACATTATTATGTGCTGAACCACCACCTGTTGCTCCTGAAGTAAATGATTCGTTGCTTGAGCTACCATCAGGAAACAAAGCATGTTCATTTGAACCACCACCATTTTGTGATGAAGGTATACTTACTGTATGCGTATGTGATGGTAATTCAGCAGTGCTTAATGTATGTGTTTTAGCACCACCAGTTTCTTGTACTGTATTAAAATCTGCATCGTTAGTATCAAAACCAACCATTACTTTACCAGTTCCAAAAGCTGTCCAAGTTCCAAATCCTAATAATGTTCCAGGATTAGTTGCAACAGCAGCGTTAATGTAAATTGATCCTACTGGATATATAGCTTGTATAGAGGTTAATAGTCCTGCTGAACTGGTTACAGTTCCTGATACAACTAAATTTCTCATGCCTGTAGAGTCTTTACTTGCATCTACTGTTACTGCTTTAGAAGCTTGTGCTGTGCCAAGTGTTGTAACATCTACATAATTTAGTTCTGCTGTGTTAGCTGTAACACCATCTAGTTTGTT